GTAGTTCATGGACTGATATAAGTTTTGGTTCAGATACATGGACAGCATCAAGTTCAAGTAACGATACATGGTCACAAATTTAATTACGAGGTAAAAAATGGCAAAAGATAAAATCAGTCAGTACGACTCTACAAGTGCTGGCGCAAACTTAAACACAGACATTGCAGGTATTAATATTGATGAGGGTTGCGCACCTTCAGGTATTAACAATGCTATTAGAACTCTCATGGCACAAATTCGTGACTTACAGTCAGGTGTTAGTGGTGACACTATTCCTGTTGCAGCAGGTGGTACTGGTGCTAATACAGCAGCTTCAGCTAGAAGTTCTTTAGGTCTTGTTATTGGTACAAACGTATTAGCTCCTCCTTCAGGCACAGCTATTTTAAAAGCTAACTCTGGTGGTGCTTTAGCAAACGCTACAGCAGGTACAGACTATGCAGCAATAGGCACAGCATCTACATGGTCAGCATCACAACGTGGTACAGTTACTACAGACAATGATGGTTCATTTGATATGTCTGTTACTAATAACTTTTCATGCACACCTTCAGGAACATTTGCACTTACCTTTACTAATATTACAGCAGGTCAGTCAGGCTATGTATTATTAGTAAATACAGGTGGTCATGCAGTCACAGCAGCAGCAACTACTAAAGTAGGTACAACATTCTTAACCACAGTAAGTGCAGCAGGGACATATTTACTATCTTATTTCTCTAATGGCACTAACGTATATGTAACAGCTTCAGGAGCTTTAGCTTAATGGCTATTTTAAACAATAGTAATGCCATCTCTAGTGGTGGCTATGACATAAATAACTCACTTCGCTTTAGAGCTAGTGCATCTGCTTATCTAAATAGAACGCCAGCTAGTGCTGGAAATAGAAGAACATGGACATGGAGTGCATGGGTTAAAACATCACTTGATTGTTCATTTATGTATGCAAAAAATGGCAACTATGGAACAAAAATATATTTTAATGATAATAAATTTGGTATTTTTGATTGGCAAGCTAACGTTGCAATTTATTGGGAAGTAGCATCTAGTGCAGTATTTCGTGACCCTAGTGCTTGGTATCACCTTGTTGTTGCAGTTGATACTACTCAAGCTACAGCATCAAATAGAGTTAAACTTTATGTTAATGGTAACCAAATAACAGCATTAGCAACTTCAAATTATCCCACTCAAAATTATGATGGAATAATGAATACTGCAAATCCTACTTTTATTGGAAAACAGTCTACAACTGTTTATGGTGAACAATCGTTTTTTGACGGCTATATGACTGAAGTAAACTTTGTTGATGGTTCTCAACTAACACCATCATCATTTGGTGAAACAGATACAACTACAGGTTCATGGAAACCTAAAGCCTACACAGGCACATATGGCACTAATGGTTTCTACCTTAAATTCTCTGACATAGCTACTACATCAGGTTCTAATGCAGGTCTAGGTAAAGACTTTAGTGGTAATGCTAACTACTGGACTACTAATAACATATCTGTAACTGCTGGCACAACCTATGATGCTATGATAGACAGTCCTACGCTAACAAGTGCGACTGTGGCTAATTATCCTGTTTTAAATCCATTGCAAAAAGCAAGTGATGTTACAATATCAAACGGAAATTTAACAGAGTCTCAAGGAGCTACATATAGAACGACACCAACAACAATGTTTGCATCATCTGGAAAATGGTATGCTGAAATGGTTACTGATGGAGAAGTTGGCGTTGTGCGTGAAGGTGCATTTGATATAAACACTAGATTTGGTTTAGGTACAGGACAATCAGGTGCATACGCATATAATGCTTATGATGGAAAAAAAATGAACAATGGAACAGAAACTTCTTACGGAGCTGGTTTTAGTGCATCAGATGTAATGGGTATTGCATTAGATTTAGACAATGGGACTGTTACATTTTATAAAAACAATGTTAGTCAAGGAACTGCATTTAGCTCACTTCCTGCTGGCAATTATTCTTTTGCAACAGGACATGCAAATACAAGCTCAAACGTAAACTTCGGACAACGACCATTCGCATACACACCTCCTACAGGCTTTGTAAGACTAAACACATATAACCTACCTGATAGCACTATTAAAAAAGGTAATACTGTGATGGATGCAAATATTTGGACAGGTAATGGAACAGGAATAACTATTACAAATAGCGGTGCAATGAAACCTGATTTAATGTGGATTAAGAGTAGGTCAGTAAATGGTTATTATCATGTATTAACTGACTCTGTTCGTGGTATTACAAAAGCATTGTATTCAAATGCAACAGACTCTGAAAATACTTTATCAACACGAGTAACTGCTATTAATAGCAATGGCTTTTCTCTTGGAACGTCTGGTGATGTAAATGACAATGCACAAACTTTTGTAGGTTGGCAATGGCAAGCTGGTCAAGGTTCAACATCATCTAACACTTCAGGTTCTATTACATCTACTGTATCTGTAAATACAACTGCTGGGTTTAGTGTGGTAACTTATACAGGAAACGGAACTGCTGGAGCAACTATTGGGCATGGATTAGGTGTTGCACCTAAATTTATTATTATCAAGAAAAGGTCATCAACTGCTGACTGGGATGTTTACCATGCTTCTCTTGGTGCTACTAAAGCATTATACTTAAATAGAACTGATGGTCAACAAACTGGAACCACATTCTGGAATGATACTGCTCCATCATCTACATTAACTACATTTGGAACAAGTCCTGATATTAATTCTAATGGTGTAACATATGTTATGTATTCATGGGCAGAAATAGCAGGGTTTAGTAAGTTTGGTTCTTATACAGGTAATGGTTCTACAGATGGTCCGTTTATATATACAGGATTTAGACCTAAGTTTTTAATGTTTAAAACCACTACTATTATTGGACATTGGGTAATAGTTGATACTTCTCGTAACACATATAATGTTATAGACAACTCTCTCTATCCAGATACTTCTGGCTCTGAAATAAATACAATTACAGATGTTGATTTTCTATCTAATGGATTTAAGTGGAGAGGTGTATTAGCTAACGAAACCAATGTTAGTGGACAAGTTTATATCTACATGGCATTTGCAGAAAACCCATTTAAGAATAGTAACGCTTTTTAACAAGGAAAAATTATGTTTTTATTAAACGGCAACAGACTTCCAGAAGGCACATCCTTCTATGACGCTAATGGAGTTCAATATGGCTCTGGTTGGCTTAACCAAGCTACAGAAGCACAAAAACTAGCTATTGGTATTACATGGGTAGCAGACCCTGCACCAGTTGATACTCGCTTCTACTGGGACACAGATTTACCTAAAGCCCTAGAAGATAAACTTGAAACTAAACAAGATGGTTCACCACTCTATAAACAAGTGTATGACAAAGTTACAAAGTCTATGGTTGACACTACAGAACAAGTCGTTACTAAAGGTCTAAAGTCTAACTTTATTGCACAAGTTAAACAAACTGCTGGTTCATTACTAGCTAATACTGACTGGTATGTAGTTCGTAAAACAGAACGCAATGTAGACATTCCTGCTAACGTAGTTACTAAACGTGCAGCTATCGTTACAGAAGCAGACAGACTTGAAACAGCAATTACTAATGCAGCAAATGTAGAAGCTCTTATTGAGGTATTAAACGCACAAAACTGGAGTGAGTAATGCCTACTCAAAGGATACAATTTACAGAGTGGTTACCAGACCAGCCTACTACGACTGGAGCTTTACTAGAGGCTAATAACGTCTATCCACTAACGATAGGCTATGGTCCATTTCCATTATCTGCTGACTATTCTAGTGCAGCTAGTGAAGACTTAAACAATGTAACTGCAGCTAAGTTTAACTTAGAAACACAGTTATTTGCAGGTGGAAATACTAAACTATTTAAGTTTAACCCAGCTACTACAGCTTTGGTAAACGTAAGTAAAACAGGCAATTATTCTAGCTCAGAACGCTGGAGTTTTACACAATTTGGTAGTGCAATATTAGCATCTAATAACACAGCTAAAATACAAGTATGGTATATAGGAACTTCTAGTCTTTTTGCAGACGTATCTGCTACAGCTCCTGTAGCTAAATTTATTACAGTAGTTAGAGACTTTGTAGTGGCTGCTAACATTAGTGGCACTCCTAACAAATTACAATGGTCAGACATTAATGATGAAACTGACTGGACTTCAGGCGGTGCTTCACAAGCCGACTATCAAATTATAGCAGAAGGTGGAAACATTACTGGCATTACAGGCGGTGAATTTGGTATTGTTTTATTAGAACGTGCTATTTACCGCATGTCATATATTGGTTCACCATTATTTTTCCAGTTTGACGCTATCTCAAGAAACCTAGGTTGTAATACACCAGGTTCAGTTACACAATACGGACCTACTACATACTTCTTAGCGGATGACGGTTTCTATGGTTGTGACGGTACTAATGTATATAACATTGGTAACGATAAGGTAGACGAATACTTTTACGAAAACATGGCTTTAGCACAACAAGATACTATTAGTGCTGCTGTAGACCCAATTAGAAACATTGTTATATGGAATTATCCTAATACTTCAGGTGGTCGTTCATTACTTATCTACAATTGGTTAGTTAAGAAATGGTCTTCTGCTAGTACTACTTCAGAATACATTGTATCACTAGCTTCATCTACTATTACTTTAGAAGGTTTAGATGCTTACGGTACTATAGACACACTTCCTGCTTCACTAGACAGTCGTGTTTGGTCAGGCGGTAAGTTCTTATTTGGTGGTGCAGACGGTGCTAAAATTGTTACATTTACTGGTGTCAATTCTACTGCGTCTATTGTAGTAGGTGAAATGGAATTTGGATATAACTCTATAGTAACTAATGCTCGTTCTCAAATAGATAATGGTGCAGTTACAATAGCTGTTGCATCTCGTAAAGAGTTAGATGACTCTATTACTTATAGTTCTACAGTTACACAAAACTCAGATGGAAAATGTCCATTACGTTCTTATGGTCGCTATCATAGACTTAAAGTTACACCTACAGGAACATGGACACATGCTATATCTGTAGATGTAGACTACACACAAAGCGGAAAAACCATTAGTGATGAACGTATAGGTTTTAATTCTGTAGTATTACTAATGCCAACTACAGCTACTGCTGCTAGTACAACGTATGCTGAATTTCCTTATGGTGCATGGCAAGATAGTACAACACAGTCAGCAGCAAGCACAACCACAGCATATCCTATTACATTTAATACTGTAGACTATGAAAATGGCATTGTATTACAAAGCACATCACAATTAAGAGCTACTTATGCTGGACTATATAACATTCAGTTTAGCTTTCAATTATCTAACCTAGCCAACTCTACAGAAGATGTAGATGTATGGTTTAGAGTAAATGGTACAGATGTTCCAAAGTCTAATAGCATATTTGGTTTAGCACCTAGAAAAAATCCTAGTGACCCATATCATATCATTGCTGCTATGAACTTTTTTGTTTCATTAGCTGCTACAAATTATGTGCAGATTATGTGGAGAGCATCTAGTACAGACGTTACTATTAAAGCTCAAGCAGCACAAACATCACCTACTAGACCAACAACACCTAGTGTTATTGCTACTATGAATTATGTATCAGATGGTGGTTATTCTAGTGGTTTATTTGGTGGAGTATATGTAAGCTCTACCACTAAAGGTAGTGCAGTTATCACTCATCCAGCTAACACATTAACAGACAAGACATACAGGTATCTAATTGTAGCGTGATATAATAGTAGGATGATATTACACTATATACCTAAAGATAAGTTAAGAGAACATTGGGACTATGTAAAACATGGTCTTGAGTTAGTAAGAGCAAAAGGTCACATGGAATGGATAATAGAAGACATTTATTGTGACTGTTATGAAAACCGTTCTATGCTGTTTCTAGGCATAGTAGATAATAAACCTGTAGGCTTTGTAGTACTTCAACCTATGGGCAATACACTTCACGTATGGGCTACATGGTCTACTCTTAATGACCAAACATTATTTCAACAAGCATGGCAAGAAATTCAAGCAATAGCAAAACAAGGCGGTAAGGCTAGAGTTACATTCTCTTCACAACGAAAAGGTTGGGAACGTAAAGCTAGAGAATTAGGTTTTAAACCTCAAACATGGGAATTTATACTTTAAGGAACTAGATATGTTTAAGTTACACAATTGGGTACAAGAATTAGTACAGTCATTCACATTTTATGGTGGTTCAGGTGGCGGTGGTGGCGGTCAAACCTCTAAAACAACTAATGAATTAGACCCTACTGTTAGACCCTTCGTAGAATACGGACTTAACGAAGCTAAAGGTCTTTATCAAACAGCAGGTCCTGATTACTATCCTGGTCAAACTTATGTAGGTCCATCTGCACAAACACAAACAGCATTACAAGCTGGTCAAAATCGTGCATTAGCAGGTAACCCATTACTTCCTGCTGCTCAACAACAACAACAAAATGTTATTAGCGGTCAATACTTACAAAACAACCCATACTTTAACCAAGCATTAGCAGGTGCTGCACAAGGTGCTACACAAAACTACAATGATGCTATTATGGCTGCACAATCTGGTTTATCTAAAGCAGGTCGTTATGGTTCTAACGTAGGTGCAGACATTCAAAATAGAGCTGCTAGTACATTAGCTAATACGTTAGCAAACAAGTATGGCGAGTTAGCTTATCAAAACTATGGCGCAGAACGTGGCATGCAAAATCAAGCAGCAATGAATGCTCCTGCACTTGCACAAGCTGATTATGGTGATATTGCTCAATTAGCTAATATAGGTAAAACTACTGAAGACTATCAAAAGACTGCTCTTCAAGCTGACCTTGACCGCTTTAACTTTGAACAAAACAAACCATATCAAAAACTATCTTCATACCTTGGTGCTGCTTATGGTGCGCCTATGGGTAACGTATCTACTACTACTCAATCAGGTGGCGGTCTTTGAACAAAACAAACCATATCAAAAACTATCTTCATACCTTGGTGCTGCTTATGGTGCGCCTATGGGTAACGTATCTACTACTACTCAATCAGGTGGCGGTGGTAAGATAGTATGTAGTGCAATGAATAAGGCTTATGGCTTTGGTTCATTCCGTCAGGCTATTTGGCTTAAGCATTCAGCTTCTATGCCTAATGCTAAGACAATTGAAAAAGGATACCATAAACTATTCTTGCCAGTAGTAGCATTTGCATTTAGTGATAAACAAACATTTGCTCGTAAACTTGTACGTAAAGTTTCAGAACATATTGCTAGACATAGAACTGCTGACTTATGGAAAGAAATGCGTGGTAAACGCAGAGACCCACTAGGTCGCATCTATCGTGCAATTATTGAACCAATGTGCTACGTAGCTGGAAAGGTTGCAAAATGAGTGACCCAATAACAGCCATGGCAGTTGGTGCTGCTATAGGTGGAGGAACATCTTTAGCCAGAGGTAAAAGTTTTGGTAGTGCATTACAAAGTGCAGCATTAGGCGGTGCTTTAGGTGGTGGCGGTAGTGCTTTAGGTGGTCTTATGAGTGGTGCTGGTGCAGGTGTAGGAACTACAGCAGGAACTTTAGGACAAGGTGCTGGCTCAGGTTTAATTGGAGGAGCTAATCTTACTGGTGCAGGTATTGCATCTGGAGCTGGAGCTGGAGCAGGTGCTTCAAGCGGATTAGGAAGTTTTCTTTCCAATATTAAAGGGATAGAAACAGCCCCTGTAAACTTTGGAACTGGTGGATATGCTTCTGGTATTGGTGGTCAAACTATAGGTGGTATTGGCTCAATGCCGCCAGGACAATCACTTGACGAGATATTAAATCTTAATATCCCTAAACAAAATCTTGCAGATATAACTAGCCCAGAAGCTATTGCAAACAATGCTTTTCCTAAATTTAAACCATCTGGCTTATTTGAACCATCTAGCTTTCGTAATTTAGATGCTGGAACAAGTGTTGGCGCACCATTCTCTACTGAAGCGTTTACAAATAACCCATTAATGTCACAACAAATAGCAAACAATGCTGGTCAAGTAGCATCTACATCATTTTTAGATAATCTTGGATTTGGTAATTTATCAACTATGGATAAAGTTGGTTTAGGTAAAACTGCATTAGATGTAGGATTGCCAAATCAAGCACAACAAATGATACAACCAGAAGTAAGACCTATTACACGTGGTAATCCTGATATGGTATCTACTTCTTTATATAATGTAGCACCTAATGTTGGAAAGCAAGAAGGAAACGATATTGGTTTACCAAACTTACTTTCTAGGATGCCTTTAACAGAAGAAGAGATTTTAAGATTACAACAACAATTGCAAACAACAGGATTTAGGGGAAGATAACATGGCATTTTTTGACAATTTTACTAATCCTTTAGAAGGATATAATATTTGGGGAACAAAATTACCTGACTATTTAACTGGCACTCCTGCATCAGGCGATACTCCTGCAGTCAAAGGAATACTTACTCCAGAACAAGCAACAAGAATTAAAAATCAATCATTATTTCAAGGTGGTTTAGGAGCTATTGCTACCTATTTATCTCAACCTAAAAATCAAGGATATGGTTCTGCATTACCTTATTTAGGTAAAGCATTTTTAGGTGGTATGAGTGCATCTGAAGGGGTAGCTGACAAAGCTATATCTAATTTAAAAACACAAAGAGAACTTCAACAATTTGCTTTAAAACAACAAGCAATGAATAGAATTATTGAAGACCCTAGAGTTAAAAATGACCCTGTATTAAGAGGTTTAGCAGAAGCTGGAGAATACGATAAAATTTCATCTATGTTGTCACCTACTACTGATATGAAAAATTATGAAGCAGCTCAAAAAGCAGGCTTTAAAGGTAATTTTTTACAATATCAACAAATAATTGACCCATTTAAAGCAGCTATGTATGAATGGACAACTGGTCAACCATTACCTGGTCTTGGTGGAGGAAAAGCTACAACAGGCACTCCAATTAGAGGTCAAGGTGGCATGACTCAATCAGTAACAGTTACTGACCCAAATGGAGTTGCTCATCAATTTCCAAATCAAGCTGCTGCAGATGTTTTTAAACGCAGAGCTGGAATAACTAATTAAGGATAAATTATGGCAGATATAGACTATAGTGCATTAGCACGTGAAACAGGAGCTATTGATAGCGTAAATACTCTTGTACAACCACCAAAAGGTATTACAGCTCCATGGGCAAACTTGTCACCTAAAAACCAAGAGACTTTCCAAATCAGAGAACTTGACGCTGGAAGAAAAAGAATTGACGCAATTAATGAAGTATTAACAAAAGGTCAAGATGTTTTAAGTCAATTAAATCGTTTTGGAGAAATTAATAGAAGAGAAACTACAGGAGGTTTAGTTGAACAATTTACTCCAGAATGGGCTATTCTTCATGGTTCTGATATTAATGAAATGAGAAAAATTCAACAATATCTTGGTCCTAAACAAAAAATAGAAGGTGCTGGTTCAACTTCAGATAAAGATATTGCTCTTTATTTAAATGCTTTACCTTCTCCTGATAATAAAGGAAGTACAAATAAAAATATTCGTGCAGCCTATCAAAAGCAATATGACTATTCTTTAGCTAAAAAATCATTTTTAGAAGAATATTTGAGTACAAATGGTCATTTAAGAGGTGCTGACTCTGCATGGGATAAAAATAATAAACCATATATGAAACAAATGTTTGGTCCTAAAGGCGGTAGAGCTGAATACTCAAGAGAAACAGAAGGACAACCAGCTCCTGCAGCAGCTAAATTTTTAGGTTGGGAATAATATGCCTATAGCAAAAATTCAAATGCCAGATGGAAGAATTGGTAGGTTTGAAGTTCCTGAAGGCACGTCTCCAGAAGATGCAATTAAACTTATTAATGCTGCTACACCAACAAGTTATACATGGGGTGAAGTTCCTGGTGCTGCATTAAAAAACATACCAAAAGACATTGGTCCTGCATTAAAAGGTGTTGTTCAACCATTTCTACAACCTGTTGATACAATGGAAGGTCTTATTAAAGCAGGTTCTGCAGGCTTAACAAATATCCTTCCTCAATCAATATTAAAATATGCTAACCCTGAAAAGCTTAAGGAAGCACAAACTACTTCACAAGCAATTGGTGGTCAGTTTACTGAAGAAAACTTAAAGCGTATGCTGGCTGAACAACCTGTAAGTTCTGCAATGCTTGCTTCTACTGCATTAAGTGGCGGTGGTGCTGCATTACAAAAAGTTGGTCAATTAGGTAGAACTGGTAATGTTATTAGCAAAACAGGTGAAATATTAAGCACTACAGGTAAATATACTAACCCATTAACTCCAGTAGTAAAAGGTGCTGAATATGTTGCTCCTAAAATTATTAAAGGCGCAGAAGACTCAGCTAAATGGTTAATGCAAAGCGCACTTAAACCAACTCCAACACAATTAAAGTCAGGTCAAGCTCAAACTGCTATTGATACATTATTAGAATATGATATTAGTCCAACCAAAAAAGGTGTTGGAATACTTGAAAATAAACTTGATGACCTTAATGCTCAAATTAGTGAAAAAATTGCTAATTCAACAGCAACTCTTAGTAGAGATGATGTAATATCTTCATTGCAAAGAGTTAAGCAACGTTTTGGTGAACAAGCAGACCCTGTATCAGATTTAGCAGCAATTGAAAAAACAGGTGAAAATTTTGCAGCAAGTCATCCTAAACAATTATCAATTCAATTAGCTCAAAAACTTAAAACTGGAACTTATAGAGCATTAAAAGGTAAATATGGTGAAGAAGGTGCTGCATCTATTGAGGCACAAAAAGCACTTGCTAATGGGTTAAAAAATGGTATTGCTCAAAAAGTTGAAGATATAGCAGCTCTTAATGCCGAAGAGTCTAAAATATTTGATACATTAGCTGTTACTGAAAGACGAGCTTTAATGGAAATGAATAAAAACCCAGCAGGTCTTGCTTTATTAACTCAAAGTCCTGAGCAATTTGCTTTATTTATGGCTGATAAAAGTGCTGCATTTAAAGGTTTATTAGCTCGTGTATTATATAAAGGTAGTAAAGTTCTTGGCTCTGGAGAAATTAAAGTTCCTAAATTTATGAGTTCAACAGGAGCTGTTCAAATTCCATATCAAGGTATTTTATCAGCAACACAGAGTCCAATTACAGCAGGCGTAGGTGCAGTTATGCCTGGTCTGTTACAAAGCACACAATAAAGGACAACAATGAGTAACGAAATAGACCCAATACAATACGGGCAACTCATAGCCCAGGTTAGAAATTTGCAAGATAAAGTAGATAGCATGGAAACAGATATAAAGTCGCTCCTAGAGCTTGCAAACAAGTCTAAAGGTGGTTTCTGGGCAGGTATGGCAATCGCCTCTGCTATCGGTGGCTTTATAACATTCATTGTTAATCATTGGATGGGAAAATAATGCAATCATTAAGAAACTTAGTAGCATTAATTGTAGGTATGTCCCTAGGTGCATTACTAGCTATATCTATGGATGCTAAAGCAGATACAACAACTATCAACTATAAAGGTCAACCACCACCTAGTGCCATTAGCCCTTCTATAAGTGCTTTTAGCCAAGACGTTTGTATTGTTCCTGTTACTGGTTCTGTATCTAGTACATTATTTGGCTTAAGTGGTGGCTCTGGCTATAAAGACGTTAATTGTGAACGCATTAAACTAGCTAAAACTCTTAATGACTTAGGTCTTAAAGTAGCTGCAGTATCTATACTCTGTCAAGACGAAAGAGTATTTGAAGCCATGATACAGTCAGGTTCACCATGTCCTATAAACGGTTCTATTGGTGATGCTGCTAAACGTGGTTGGTATGAACGTAACCCTTCTATATTTAAGAAACTATATGGCGATACATACACGATACCGCTTGTTCTTGACGAG